AAAAGATTCTCAATAAATCTATCAAGTGGTATTCTAAATAGATTACTTATATCATTAACTATTTCAAAGAAAGGTGCTCTACCATTTGTCAATTTTTCTTCTGCTACAATTGATATACAAACTTTAAGAATAACGTGTTGAAACCATATTAATGCCATGAAGAATAACGCAAGACCCTGAAGCCATAATACAGGATATAATGTATGCGAGACAAAAAGAAGTATAAACACTACGAATGAGATTATAAAATGTAATACTCCTAAAATATAACCTAAAATCTCACCATCATGTGTTATCCAACTATACAAAAAACCAACAAGTGTTCGTAACTTAAATTCTAAATACTCTATTATCTTTTCTTTATCTATATCTATAATGAATCGCATTATATCTACTTAGGTCTTGCTTTATGGGCGGTATACGTAACATCATCTCCAACTTTAAATCCACTCATATTTGGATTAATATACGCGTTCTCAGATACAGTTGTAGTTGTATTCCAAATCTTAATAATTGAAGCAGGACCTTTAGGGGAAATTGTAATTCCAACTAAAGTTTCTTTACGGTTAATCAGAAACTCATCTGTTATACAGTTGATCATCAGATCAACAAATGTTGAATGCGCTGTTTGCGATTCAACCTTTTTAGACCACGCACCTCCTGCTTCATTTTCAGGAGCATCCCATAATGGTTTGAAGCCGCGTCTCATAAAGAAGAACATGCCTGACTCCCACGCTTCTTTTGATATTGAATCTATAATTGTCCAAAATTGTTGAGGTGTACTGATATCAGCAATCTTGACATAACTTTCGAGGGAATAATCCTTGTTGTCGGGATCATGGTACCACAGAATCCAAGAATATTGGAGTTTTGTGGTCTCTATTTCTGAACCCATTTGTAATATTACTACTATAGATTCTATCTATATGTGAAACGGATTCGTTTTTAACACATCCAAAATAGTAGTATCTATTACAAATGAGCCTAACAATTGCACAAGTTTATTCGGTTCGTTTTGGAGTAAAACTCCCACTTCCAAAGAGTGTTCAAGATAATATAGCAAGGCTTCGTATAACTCCTGTAGCATACAAGCCATTTCGTCCTCCTCCTAAGCATGGATCGTTTCGTCCTAGACATGAACATAATATAAAACAAACTGTATCTGATAACTGGCGTGAAAAGTCATTAAGTAACTATGTAAGTATTTTGAAGGACAAAGGAGATCCTGATTATTTTGAGGTATTTTCAATTCTTAATAAAATTTGTGCTTCTAACTTAAATGAACTTTCTAATCATGTCATTGAAATTCTACATAAGCGTGATCAAGAGTTTCGCTTAAGAGTTACTACTCTTCTATTTGATAAAGCAATTTCAGAGCATTTATTTGCTGGAGTTCTTGCAGACTGTGCATTTAAACTTAATAATGAATTTTCAGAAGTATCTGTAGACTTTGCTACACAAGCTAAAATGTTTACGAAGCTATATGATATTAACACAACTTTAACATACCCTATTTCTACTGAGCCAGATTTTGCAGATAAAGTAGTTCACTGGATGAAACAGAAAGAAAAAAGACGTGGTTATGCTAAATTTCTTACACAGTTATTTGTACGTAATCTTATTGCAGAGGATATTATTGTAGCATCTATTAAAGATGTTATTAATGAGATGATTGTAACATCTAAGCAGACAAAGAGTGAACAAACAGAAGAGAATACTACACAATATGTTGACTTTCTATTTGAGAGTTCAAAAGTTCTACCCTCTTCTGCAGTTGAGCTAAAAAATACTATTAAAAGTGCTCTAGATGAATTCCTTGCTATCCCCAGAGTCGAACTACCCAATCTATGTATGAGATCTCGCTTTCGACTTGAGGATACACTTAAATGCGTTCAGTAGTCTCAATAGCAAACAGCATGTAGAAATAAATGGTTCTTCCGTCTGCCAGTGTTTTACTAAGAGCTGCTCAGCTAGCTGTTGATGAAGATAAGCCCATATATCTTGATTATTATGAAGATAGTGTTAATAAGAAATGCTGTATTGGTGTTCAACCTGACAACACAAAATATCTTGTAAAATCCGATAGTGAATATACGTCAACAATACAGAGTGTTTTTAATTGCGATACATGTTACATTGTTGCAACAGAGAATAGTCTCTATATTGTTTCAAAGGAAATACCTGTTAAGAAGATTGTAGGATCTTCATAGAATTGAATATAATATATCAATGCAATATCCTCCACCACATTATATACTTTTTGAACCTCTGAATGATACAGAGACTCAAAAGGCGTGGATTAAATATAAAGAACTTCATGCTAATGAATGCGAATTTGCAGAAATAGATGCTGCAGAGATAAATACGGTGGAGACATTTTCTCCATGGTTTTATAACTGGATTTCACAAGTATCATCAAGTCGATCAACACGTATACGTATTCTATTAGTATATCATTCTGAATTTCTTACATTCTCATGTCAACAAACAATCCGTAGATCTCTCGAAGAACGTTCTTTCAAATGTAGAGTATGGTTTCATATTGAAGATCCAACCGTACTTCAGCCTGCTATACGTAGTAGATGTATTGTAAAACGAATGCCAACTTATATACATACACCCAATATTAAACAACTATGAAGGTAGAAATTTATACTGATGGAGCATGTTCTAAAAATGGTAGAAAGGGAGCACAGGCTTCATGGGCATTCTATCTTCCAGAACATAAATCTATTTCAAATGCTCAAAGAGTTCCTGATGGTCAATCTCAAACAAATCAACGTGGTGAGCTTATGGCTATCTCTGAGGCAGTTAAAGCTGCAGAAATAGCATTTCCTCTTCTTGACACTGATTTAAAAATATATACGGATTCTATGTATTCTAAGAACTGTCTTACAGAATGGTTACCTTCGTGGACTCGAAATAACTGGAAAACTTCACAGGGAGGTGATGTTATTCATCGTGATATAATTGAAGAAACATCTAATAGACTATCTAGATTCAAATCATTTAATATAACACATGTTAAAGCACATACTAGTGGTACAGATGAACATAGTCGCAATAATCATATTGTAGATCGTATGGCTACGCGAGTTATTAATCCAGAAGAAGAGATCAAAGAAGTGACTTCAAATGGACAGGAGGCATTAGAAGGATGTCCTCTTAAACTGATGGGTGCTCCAATTGGAGAACGAGAATTAGTATCTTGGTGTATGACAAACATTGAAAAACTTGATGAATCTGAAGTTAATAAGGCTATTATTTCTGCGTTTACAAAGACGGTTAAGAAGAAGGGGTTTGATGTAGAAAAACAAAGGTTACATAGATCGAATTTATACAGACTTAAAACGGATACTGGTTTAATTAAAGAAGGTATTACAGTAATAAAAGAAGAATGAGTGTAACTGCCTATCACTTTTGGTCACCAACATGTGCTCCATGTAAAGCAATTAAACCTGCAATTGAAGACCTTAAGGAAGAATTTTCTCAAATTAATTGGATATCTGTAAATACTCAAGATGATAAACAACTTCTTGGATCAAAATATGGTGTAACAGTTGTACCTACATTTGTTGTAGAGTCAAAGGATAATAAGACAAATGTTGTAAATCTAGAAAAGCAAACAGGTACAAATATTGCAGGATACTATCGTATTATTCGTAATGCTCTACGCATTACTCAACTATAGTAGATGTTACTAATTCACCATCTTTATATGCTTCACATACAAACTGATCTTGATCATCTACGGCTTGAGATTTTTCATTTGATCCGCCTACATTAATTATTGATTCAGACTTAGAACTTCCAACTGCACTAGGTGCAACTCCACCCGGTCCTAAAATAGATTGACAAGATTGTCCATCTATTGATGCTGATGTTCCGGGAGGACAAACGAAAGTTCCTGGACTTCCAGATGGTACAGGAGGCACATTAGATTTACCTCTATACTTTGCAAGCTGTTTTTGAATTCCATATGACGTTCCTGCAAATGTAATACCCATAATTAATGCGATTATTGCAGAATATGTACCATACTTATAGGATGTTAGGCAATTACTTCTATGTAATACAAACCATTGTAATCCAAATGTAATTGCGCTTGTAATTCCTAGTGCCATACTTTGTGGTCCTGCACCAGTATCCCATAATTCGATCATCAAATACCAAAGAACTGTCATCGACATAACAATGCCTTGAGGAGCAATCTTATTCTCAAGCCATTCGAAACCAGGAAGAGAACATAAGTCGGTAGCTCCACCTCTAAACGGATTAGTAGAAGGAACTCCATCTTCACTATCATTAGCAGAATCTTCAAATGGGTTAACAGCTGAACTTACAGCGGGAGTAGCCGCAACAGCAGCTGCAGCGGCAGGAACAGCAGCAGAAGTAAATGGATTAGCAACAGCAGCTGCAGCAGCAGGAACACTAGCTGAAGTAAAAGGATTAGCAGCAATAGCGGCGGCACTAGGACCAGCGACAGCAGCGGTTCCAATAGCAGCAGCAGTAGCAACAGCAGCTTGTGCACTAGTTGATAGCTTTGAAAATTGAGCTCCAAAGAATGAGAGAACAAACATAAGTGTGTCAACAACATATCCTCCTAGGACTTTATTGGTAAACATTCCACCTAAGGCAGTAATACTTGCTACTGAATAATGATATTTACCATTCATTATGTCTGCTATAAATCCATACGCAAATAGTGTATTAGGAAAATAAAGAACTAATAGCGAAAGAAAACTTAAATCAGCTGGTGCTCCTGATGTAAATGCCCCTTCTGTAAATAGCTTATGTCCATAAGCCACCGCGATTAATACAAATAGTATACTAGTTATGACAGTAGAAATTCCACCAGCGTCCATTGCTTATTCTTGGGATACAAAATCATGGGAAGTTACAAATGAGTATCTATGGAACTAGTTCTTCATGGGGAGATCAATGCATGAACTCTAACCAAAGTCCAATCAACCTATCACAGTCATCTTCAAAGCCATGTGATCTAATGTGTGAACTCACCTTTGACGATGCATATATTTCACAAGCAAATGTCATAGTCTCTGATGAAGGTCTTATTCTACAAAGCCAGACTAATCTCGGTAGCTGTAAATTTGCTGGAGAAAGTTATGTATGTCAGACATTACTTGTAACACACCCAAGCCATCACACAATAGAAAATGTTCAGGCTGATGCTGAAGTTGTAGCTATATTTTATAGTCCTACATCGGGACTTCTTTGTGTTAGTTCTTTAGTGCGAGTTAACCCTACAACTACAAGCTCATCGCACTTTTTTAACGCATTTGTACCCTATGCAAATCCAAGTGTAGCTTCTACATCAGTTGCATTAGGTGAGCAATGGGGATTATTTATGATGGTTCCACCGGCAGGTTCATATTACGTATATGATGGATCACTACCAATGCCACCTTGTCAACAAACAAAGTGGGTTGTGTTCAAATCAATGATTAATATTGATTCAAATGATTTTGCTTTACTTGTAAAAAATGTTATACCTGGTTCTAGACCTATTCAACAGTTAGGAAATAGAGATGTATTCTTTAATGACATTGAGCAATTACCTGGTGGACCAATGCCTCATGATGGAAAGACATATATGAGATGTAAGAGATCAGGAAAGAAACCGGATGTCAAAAATGTAATATCTGCTCCACTAGGAGAGGAGAAAAATAAGGATGATAAAAAGAAGAAACACTGGATACATGAATGGGCTGCTAAACAAATAGAAATAAACGGATTTATTGAACTATTAAATGTGCTTTTAATTGTAATCTCAATCGGATTTGGTATATACTATGGTTATACTCAGTCTAGTGGACCACAGGGAATGTATCTGGTTTTAGTAGCGCAAAAAATTGCAGCTTGGCTGCGTTCTTTTTTTATTAAACCTACTTCTTCAATTGTTACATCTTCTAGTAGTTCTTAGTGTCGGCGTTCATCCCAACATGTTTCATGCTCCTCTTGACCACCCCAGACTGTACCATCCTCCTCATCTTCACGAGGTGCATTTACATCATCTTCGCTAAAGTTAAATTCTGGCTTGGGCTTTCGATACTTGCGATTATCCACAACTGTCCATTTCTCTTCAGAAGGAACTTGCTCTTCAGCTACAGTATCATCTTCTTCATAATATTCATCTTCTGGTTCGCCAAATCGGCCCATATTATGAAATCGAGGAAGTGGAAATATACCATCATTATATGTAGTATTAGAAGCACTCTTTTGACGCTCCTCTTCTTCCTTACGTTGATCATCTGCTGACTTCCAGTCAGATGCAAGTTCGCTAAACTTACGAGCTCCAGTCCAAATACTACCGGAAGATGTAATTGGTGGTCTACCTGCAAGTGTTGGAAAGTTATCTTCCGTATCTTCAAGACCACGTTCTGCAGCCTTTTCCTTTTCTTCTAGTTCCAGCTTAGCTCTTTCCTGTTCAATTTGCCAGAATGGCTTTTCATACGGACGACGAGGAGGACGACGTTCTCGCTGAAATGGACTTCTACGCTCATTAATTGTAGGTTGTTCATTTGTATCCTGCTTGTTTCGCAGGTGTGGAGGTACATAAGAATTGGTTGACATATTAATTATTTCTGTAATAATGATACAATTTGTATTTGTTTAATCCGTTTTTGATAAATCATTTTCATACTGAAAACGAAATAATGTAAGTTAACATCGACATATCATAAGATGGTAAACTGTGTTGTTATTTCAATAAATGGTACAATTGGAGATGTTCAAATTCCATCTAAGACAGTAGATGTTTTAGAATGGATTCGTAAAAAGTATAAGAATGCAGAAATTCAATTTCAAGGTAAGATTCAGGATTCTATTAAAGATACACAATGGTTAAGTATCTTTGCAGCCACAAATGGAGATGAAGGAAGTATCAATCAACATATGCTTCCTTCACCATTCGACGAAGAAACATATACCGGACAAATTGTGATTCTTGCGTCAGAATCTGATGAACAAGATCAATATGAAGCTAATATTTCTTCATATGTTAACCTAAAATCAGATCATTATGAAAACATATTTCAGGAATGGGCATTTGCAAATAACGAGGATGAAGAAGACGCCGTAGATGAGATTCCTGACCCAGATGAAGAAGATCTTGTTAATGATGAAACTGTAGAAGATTATGAAGAAGAAGAAGTTATTAATTCACGAGAAGTTATACACGTTGTTAGACCTATTCAAAATCATTCTAAGAACGTATTTGTAGAATGCGCAATTCGTGATAAGGTTATAGAAAACTTTACAGAATTATTAGAGAGTGATGAACTAGCTACTCAATTAGAAGAGTCTATTCTACATGTCGTATGTGAACAAGCTATTAAAGAAAATATTGATGTTGATTGGAATAATCGTGTATTTTGGAACATGTATAGAAGTCGCGCTATTTCATTTTATGAATATGGTAGACGCGCTACATCATCTGATGATGGAAAGTGGATGTTAATGTTAAAACAACGAGAGATTACTACTAGAGAATTTGCAGAAATGAATGCTGTAGATCTATGTCCTTCGCGTTGGAAAGATGCTGTTGAGCGAATTATTGAATCAGAGAAGAAGCTTTATTCTAAAAATGAAAGTGCTGCTATCTTTATGTGGTGTTCAGCATGTAAGAAGAAGACTAAGTGTGATTATTATCAGATGCAGACCCGATCTGCTGATGAGCCAATGACAACTTTTGTAACTTGTCTGGAATGCGATCGGAAGTGGAAGTTTTAGGACTGGCGTGTTCAGGTGAATGTACTATAATTGCATGAAGACCATTTGTTATTTCTGGTTTAGCTACGTCAGGAGTATTATTGCTAAATTTACCTTTAAATTCTAAAATAACACCATCTGGAATTTGAGGACTTGTTTCTTGTAAGCGGTCACATTGTTCACGTACTATTTTTAACATATCTTTTGCAGCGATACGTTCATGACGAGGCAGTGCTAATTCAATAAGAATAAATCGATATACTTTTTTATATGTTGTAGCTGCAATTCGATGGGATTCTGATCTTTTTGCCCAAGAGAAATAACTTCCAACTGTGTTTAGTGTAGCAACTGATAAACTAACACACCCAATTGCAATATTTGCACTAGACGATCCATTAAAGAGTGAGTCTGATCCAATTGAAGCAGCTCCAGCTATAGTAGATAACATAATAACTGGAAGCGACAGATAAGTATTTAACTTTGAGTAAAAGTTTTCTGACTTTGAATGTAGCCATGAATAACATAAGGATCTCTCTCCTTCTTCCGAAAGGATTTGTTCTATCTGAGAATTCCAAGTAACACTATGATCTTGGTCCATTATAATTTATATTCATTAAATAATGGTTTGGATATATGATAATCCACCGTTTACAAAACGGGAAAAAAACGCGTATCGTGAATTACGTAAACGGTTAAAAGATCGTAAGTTTGCCGATACAGTAATTAAAGTAATTAGTTTATATATTTATCTAAAGCGTTCTAATCCAACAAGTGTAAAACAATTGAAAGAATTAGCGTATTTTGATAAAGCAAAAACAAAACCGATTTTTAATGAAAAAAACGCAAGACGAATATTAATTTCTCTTAAACAAAAAGGTGGTGATTCAAAATATCCTTATACTGATGTAGCAATTAAGGGAATACTTCGTGACTACACGCCAGAGATAATTGGTTCACCTGTTAGTTCAGTTTACGGTACAGTTACAGATACTGTTAATACATTAAAAGATAATGTGCCATTCTCAGACCTTGCATTAGAGGCAATACATAGTAGTACAGAATTAGGAGTTACAACTGCAAATGGAGTTGGTGAAATGGTTGCTGGACCTGTTGGAGCGGCGGTTGTTGCACCATTTACTGCTATTGTAGTAGGATTAGCAAGTACACTTTCTACTATTGAAGGTGACATTGGAGGAGCTGTTGCACATCTTGCTAATTGGGTACCTGGTCTTGGAATTATTCTTAATAAAGGCATGGTACAAGCAGAACGTATGGCAGATAAATTAAAGAATCATGAAACTATAGCAGAAATAATTCCATATATGACTGAATATCATAATAAAATTAAGGGTGAAACAAATATAGGTGGAAAGAGACTTTCAACTATAAGACACAATAGAAGTAAATGGCAGAAGAAGACAATACGCAACAAATTAAGGACACTCTAAAAGAATGGATTTCTCTTGATGATCAAGAGCGCCAACTACGTCAACAAATTAAGGATCTTAAAAATAAAAAGACAACCAACTCTGTTAAGATCCTAGAATTTATGCGCGACAATCAAGTTGATAATTTTGCTCTAGAAGGATCTGGAGTTGGAAATATTTCTCGAAGTGTTCGTACATCACGTCCACCACTTAGACGTAGTTTAATTCGTACTCAACTTTTATTACAATTTTCCGATCAACCACAACGTGTCTCTGAAGTTCTTCGTGCAATAGAAGGTATTTCAGAAGGAGCCGAAGATATGTCTGTTGGCGGAAATCAAAAAGAACTACTTATTCGACGACTTCCACGTGAGAAGAAGACATTTCCCCTCTAGCAGTATATAACCATTTATAGTCAATCAAATCTTTCGGATGTGGCTTATCTGAGATAATATTTCCTTCGCGAGGTTTTCTTTTATTTATTGGAAATATATGTGGTGGATAATTACCAAATTGCTCTATTGAAAATTCTTCGTAATTATTTGGTATATATACCATAATGTCTTCAAAATACGCTTCTTTTAATGGAAAAACTTGGTTAGTTTTAAGTACTTGATCTAATGATAATGAAAATTGTTTCATTATTAATTTATCACTTTTCAACTGATATGTAAAAATATCAAGCTGTAATCCTCTATGACAATCATTAGGAGTATAGTTGACATAATGAGAATATAAATCTCGTAATTTGTGAATGTGCTGGAGTTTGTACATCTTATCAGTCTCTTTAGTTTGTAACCAAATATGAGGAGGCAATTCATTCGAATATTTTTTAAATTTAGAATAGTCTTGTTCTAACATTCCAACATCTATATCACCATCATAAGGAATCCAGCCCTTATGTCTAATTGCTCCAATAAATGTTCCACCTATACACCAATATTTAATATCATATTTTCTACATATTCTATCAAATTCTCTAAGTAATACTGTCATTTTTTCTTGACCTTTTTTTAAGTGGTAAATATTCTCAGGAGTTAGATTGGGCGATAGTTTCATTATTAATTCTATTAATTATATCTGTTGTTGAAATAGATTTGGTATATTCTAACTTAAAAAACCGTCCAGCTTGTTTAAAAAGTTCATATTTTCCATTCACATCTTCATGTGCAAAAAAATCAAAGTTATTTTCTATTAACCACTTTAATAATTCTTCATTGCTCATAGATGGACTCCATGGATCTATAATAACTTCATTAACATACTTATTATATTCTACACTTTTCATTCTCTCCTCAAGTGATAAAATTGGCTTTCTTTTTATTTGAGTAGCAACTTCATCTGTGGCAATTCCAACAACTATAATAGAATTCGGAAAGGTATCTTTAATTTGTTCAAGTGCCTTTCCATGCCCATAGTGAAATAGATCAAAAACACCACTAGCGTAAATTCTTACCATTATACTTCAATATTATAACTATGTAAGTCTAGTTAACGCATTTTTAGCAGCTAACTGTTCTGCTTGTTTCTTAGTTATTGCACTACCAATACCCAAATGATTTCCAGATTCGTCTACTGCAGCCATTGTATATGTGTTTGCAGCAGATGAAAGCATAACATATTTAGGAGTAAAGTGAAACTTACCCTGATAAAATTTCTGAAGTTGTTCTTTAAAATTCTTATTATTCATTAGAAGTTTTGGAATATTAATGTATGACTCAATTAATGATACAATAAAGGATGAAACTATTTGGAAATTATTACCACAATCTGTCCATAATGCTCCAATAAATCCTTCAAGAATATCTCCTAGTTTCTTAGCATTAGTACGTCCATTACATACATCCTCATTATGTCTCGAAATAATATAAAATTGATCTAAACCAATTTTTAGACTGAGACTTCCAAGCATTTCGTTACATACAATATCCTTCTTCAAATCAGTAAGAAATCCTTCATTTTCTTCAGGAAAACGTTTAAGAAGATATGTTGATACAGTTGCTCCAAGAATTGAATCTCCTAAATGCTCAAGAGTTTCATATGATTGATCAAATAATTCTAAGGCATTAGCTGGTTTTGGTGCCAGAGTTGTTATCTCTCCCGTTGGCGTTGTGTATTCTGATCGTTTTACGTATGATGAATGTATCATTGCAGTCTGAAACAGCGCTGGATTGCGAATTGTAAACTTACACTTATGTTTCAAAAGAATCGCTTGTATATCCGTACTGGTAAACAAGCGATTTTTCGAGTTATAAGGATTATACAGAATTGGTGGTGTGCTCATTTTTTCTTATGACGAATTCCTTTCTTAAATGTTTTGGTTCGTTTTTTACCTCCGACATCTACAGGATTTGGTCTAAGAGTATCTTGAACAACTTGATCTAATTTTTGCCAATGCTGTAAAAACACTGCGGCTTCAGGAGGCTGCATTTTTAGTAAGGCACTTCTGAGATTAGTTGTTATCATTTCTTCATTCTCTTCAATAAGTCCAGGTAATTTTTCAACTACTGCCTTTTTGGCCGCGTCTTTTGCTGCTTGTAGAAAGCTTGCCATTATTTCTATGTCTGAAAGTTTTACCGCCCATAGTCATTCTTCTTGCTTTTTTAGTAGATTGAATATCAGATAAGTCTTCACCTCTCTCAATTTTCTGTAGAATTTCTTTAAAATCATCATTCATCTTTGAAGCATCAACGCAATTTCCAAACCCAATCATTATTACAGTACCTCCCATACCCTTACTATCAATATAGTTAACTATATTATTCATCTTTTCAGTTTTTATATAATCTAACCTTTCGCTTAACCAAGTATCATACCCCTTAGTTGCTATTAATGCCTGAATAGTTGTTGTACCTTCATATTTGTACGTTTTATGAATATTACTTAATACTCTTGTTGTTTGATTAACACCAAAATCCCATTTTGGAAAATTAGTTGCTTTGTTAAGTTTAGTGACTAAAAATGAGTCATCGCCTTTCACATAATTACAACATCTATGTGCCCAAGCATACTCTTTACGCAAAATATCTAATTGCTCAGGAGTATGTTTTCCCTTATCAGCGCCTCGATATAGATCTAAGAAGAATATAGCTTGAATAATTGGTAATATATGTTCGCATGTTGGTTGTAATCCTTCTGTTTTATTATCAAAATCAAATCCGCAGATATAACATCTATCTTCATCTCGTACCTTTCCAATAGTATTGTTACATTGTGCTTCAATACTACCTGGTTCATAAATATCTCTACAGTTCTTACGTAATACCTCTTTCCATACTATTACAGCCTTTGTCGGAAACAATGCTCTCATAAATTCAGATGCCATTCTAGGTTGACATACATCAAGTCTTTTTAGATAAGGATCTAGATCACTATATTCCTTTCCCTGAAACTGTTTACTTACATCGACATCTAATAGACGAGCAGAACGTTCTGCTTTTTCCTCTTTTTGTTGAGCAGCTAATGATTTAGGAGGCGGAGATTTATATTCTATCATTTTTTGAGTTGGTGTTCTAGATCTTACTGATGTAGGTGGTTCTTCATCTTCGCGTTTGCGCTTTGTATCTTCTCCTCCGCTCATTTCATTCACAATTTCAACTTCCGGAATAATACCATAAGAAGCAAAAAGGTTGGCATTCTCTTCAACCTGATCAAAATCAGTTTCTTTTAAAGCTTCTTTTAAAGTTTCATCAGAAACCTCTCTTTTATTTAGGTTTAATATGGTTAGAGCTGCTGCTTCTAATCCATCAATATCTTTTTTCAATAAGAGTAATCCAATAGCAGCATTAATGTCCTCTTCATTTAATGCCATAGCAGCATCACTATCATCTTTATTTGATCTACTCATTGATATTTATTGATAGTAAATTATTAGTCTTCTTCCTTAACAATACGACTAAATTCAAAGTCCTTACCAATAAGTGCTCGCTTACGTTGTTCAACAATATAATTTATACACTTATTTGCATCAGGAGTAGATGTAGACTGAAAGTATCCATTAATAAGAACTTCAAGTTCCTTCTTAGAAAGGCTCCATGCTTTTGCATATGTTTCAGGACGCTGAATCTTAATACAAGATCCATCATCATCAATCTTGAGCCTATCTACTGCATTAAACTGTGGAAGCTTAATCAGATCACACATCTCCATCTCTACTAACTTTCGAGCCTCACGTTTCTCATATACGTTCTTATTGAGAACTCTAATCTCATTGTCTACATCACGGTACTGCTTGACACATCGCTTTAGATCATTGATTGCTTCAGTTGACATTTTTATCTGATATAGTTTTTATAGCAAATAACATAATCCGTTTTCAAGATAATGGATGAAGAAGAAGTTGAAAAACTTAGAAAAGTATATAATGAGGAACACCCATCTGAAATACCTATTAAAACTGGTACTTTAAAGAAAGTTTGGGCAGATATTACCAAACGATTACATGAAAAGTGTTCATCTAAAACAGCTGAGTGTATAGCTGCCCATTTAATTAGAAAGCAAAAAGCTCCTGATAGTTGGACAAAAAATCCAGAAGAATGGTTATCATCATTAGATATTGATGCAGTTGAAAAGGAGTTTATGCGTACATTTGCTAGATACACTTATCTTGGAACAGTACCAATTGATTTTGATAAGAAGTCTAGTACAGGTAAATGTCTTGTTGATGCCTTATGTTCAGTTAAATTGAAAGACTTGTATGATAATGGAACCAGAAGAGTAGGTATTGTATTTAATACTGATGTAAGTAATGGACCTGGTCAACACTGGTTTGCAGTATTTGCTGATGTAAATCCTAAATATGAATATCCTCGTATGACATATTTTGATTCATATGCAAATAAACCTGAAAAAGAAGTTGTTCGTCTAATGGAACGTTGGAAAGAACAATGGGATAGCACTAAGATACATTCTAAACCAATGGAATTGACATATAATACTACTCATCATCAATACGAGAATTCAGAATGTGGTATGTACTGTCTTTATTATCATTTTTGTTGCCTAGCCGGTGTACCAATGGAGAAAAGAGTTCCGGATGATGTTATAAGAAGTTTTCGTGGCGTGCTATATAGTATTGGTAAGAAGTAATGGATTGGATAAAACAAAATGTTCCACCTAGTGTTCAATATGGTATTCTAGCGGTAGGAATTATTGCTATTGGGTATTTCTTATGGCTTTCATTCACACCGTCAGATACACAGGCTCTTGTAAAGGCTAAACCTATTTTTTCAACATATTCTAAGGTCACTAAACTAGCGCCCCTTGGATGTCCTCAACCACAACAATATCGTTTATCTGATTTTTATATGGCTTCATCATCATATTCAATATTTCCTGGATCAGAAGTATATGATTACGTAAGCGATAGTGTATTACCTCTTGCTATTAAAGCAGGTGTTAGATTAGTTGAACTTGATATTTATTCAGATATTCATGATAAACCTGTCGTTGGTCTTAAAAATCAAAAATTAGGAGTAGATTACGCGTATAATACAGTTTCATTGGAAGCATGTTGTGTTTCTATTGCTAATAATGCCTTTAATAGTATTAATTCACCTGTATCGTCAGATCCATTTGTGTTAAGTTTGGTCTTTCATACTAACAAAACAAAAACAATTAATGCAGCAGCAGAAATACTAAAAACAACATGCCGTTCTCATATGTTAGATTCAACTTATAGCTACCAACGCAAAAATCTAGCAGTAGAACCCATATGTAATCTACAAGGTAAGTTAATTATAGTATCTGGTGGTGCAATGAAGGGGACACTTATGGAGGAATTAGTTAATATATCGTGGTCAACATCACATCTTCGTAGAATGACATATACTCAAGCTTCACAACCGCATGATCAAGAAGAATTAATCAATTATAATCGTAACAATATTACGATGGTTGTTCCCGACATAGGTGAAGACTTGGTTAACAATAATCCTCAAATATTATTTACATTCGGATGTCAATGGATTATGATGAATTATGGTTCAATTGATAGTATGATGGAGCTTTATATTGGAGAATTTCAAGAGAATAGCATTGTTCTTAAACCAGCTGCACTTCGACCTCTCAAACCCAAGAAATACAAGAAACCAACTATGCCCGATCCAGCTGTATCATTCCAGCCTCTAAGACACACGTCTCCAATATATACAGCAACAGTATGATAAAATGTATGCGTTAAAACAAAATGACGAAGTGGTTGTCTCACGTTAAGGCTACGATGAAACAGATGAAGAGTGAAAAGGCATCTATGGGTAAGAAATGGTTTTCACATGTTCTAAAGACGGCCAAGAAGTCGTACAAGAAACATAAGGGTGGAGAAGAGAAAGAAGAGCCATCTGTACCCGATGTACCTGATATGCCTGCGGCTGTTGATGGTGCTGGAAAGAAACGTCGTCGTGGAGGAAAGACTCAACGTCGTAGCCGCAAGTAAGTTAACTATCTATAAAAAAATTGAGTATAAGTAACATATAAAGACAAATGGGTGGTGGTTTATTACAACTAGTTGCCTACGGCGCTCAAGATGCATACCTGTCTGGGAATCCTCAGATCACTTTCTGGAGAGGACTGTTTAAGCGCCATACAAATTTTGCGATGGAACCGTTTCGTGTTAATATGACTGGTCAGGCAGCTTGGGGAACCAAGCACTCGGCTATCTTAGGTCGTCATGCCGATCTAGTATCCTCTGCATACATTGAGGTAGAACTTCGTGATGATACTGCCGTTCTAATTTATGAAAACAAGGGTCGCCTATCTGCATTTAATCTAATTGAGTATGCTGAACTTGATATTGGTGGTCAGATTATTGATCGTCAATATGGTGAGTTTCTATTCCTATGGAGTCAGATTGCTCACCCTACTGATGTGCGAGCCAACATGGATCTAATGGCAAAGACTATTGATGAAGATAATGGTACCTGTGATGACACTACTGGACGCCCATTCCGTAGAAATATTACGTATATTCCTCTAATGTTTTTCTTCTGTCGTAACCCTGGTGCCGCATTACCTCTAATTGCTCTACAGTATCACGAAGTAAAGATCAATATTCTATGGAATAAGGTTCGTCAAATTTTTCAAGGAGTAAGTAGTGCTGGACCTGCGCAGGCTAATCTACTAATTGATTATGTATATCTTGATGTAGAAGAGCGTCGTCGTATGGCACAAGAGTCCCACGAATATCTTATTGAGCAGACACAGTTCAATGAAGATAAAGGACTAACATCTGCACAGAACCGTGTTGATCTAACCTTTAATCATCCTATAAAAGAACTCATTTGGGTAACTCAGTATTCATGGAGACGCAACTGCACAATTGCACCTCCTTCATTTGGTCAAAACGTAAGCCCGCTAACATATGATGCTCTAATCCACGATTGCTCTCTTCAGCTAAATGGACAGGATCGTGTTCCATCTCTACCAGGCTCATATTATGCTGCAGTTCAACCTTATCAACATCATAGTGGTCGTGGTCTAATCGATGGAGAAGTAATTGAACCGAATGCACCATCTACATACGATCCTGCACCTACTACTGATACACGAAAGTTGGCAGGTGGTGTATACATGTATTCATTTGCAATCAAGCCTGAAGAACACCAGCCTTCAGGAACATGTAACTTCTCCCGCATTGATACTGCGACACTAGTATTTAGTGTTGATGGTAAGAAAAAGGTAAGTAATGAGGATTCATATAATGCTGATATTCGTGTCTATGCGATTAACTACAATATCCTACGTGTAATGAGTGGTATGGGTGGTCTTGCATACAGCAACTAAAAACAATGAACTAAATAATGGACGTGGACAAACTCCTCGTAGTTGCTCATCCTGACGACGAAGTATTATGGGGAGGCTTAAATTTATTATTACAATCGGGGTGGTTTGTTGTATGCTCTACACATATGAACGATCCTGTACGCTCACGAGAATTTTACAAAACGATGTCACTTGCTAATGTAACAAAATATGTTATGTATGATGTTCCAGATGAGTATACTGAAGATCCTATAAGAACAGCTCAACTTTATGACGGATCATTATTTGAGAAAGGTATTCAATCCTTATCATCTCATCCTTGGAAATTAGTATTAACTCATAATGTTACAGGTGAATATGGACATGAACATCATAAGAAGGTTAACCAACTTGTTATGAAATACATACCATTTGCTAAAACATTTCAAGTTGGAGAAAGATTAAAATCAACTACATTAGAACATAAACGTAATCTTTTACAATATTATGCAGCTACTCAAGCGATTTGTAAACAACTATACGAGAAAAAGGGTAGTAAATTAAGAGTATTAGAACGTGAACACTTTTTCAATGAAACAATATATGTAAATGTTGAACGCAAAATTCCATCTTTAATACATCAGATCTGGTTTGGTAAGTCTCTTGATACTACTACTGTAAGATACAATCTAATGAATGGTGTGAAAGAAGTTGCTAATAGAAATGGATTTGGTTATAAAGTATGGACTAATAATGATATGAAAGAAGAGACATTACCAATTACATGGAAATATATGCAACATGCGATTAAAAAAGGAGAAGAATTAGATCAATCACGATTTGCACAAGTAGCCGATCTTGCTCGTTATGAAATACTTCATCGGTTTGGAGGTGTATACCTAGATTCTCTTTTTGAAATTGGTGATGAATTTTGTAAATACATTAAGGAATATTCAAATATAGGACATGAACTTATAGTTGCTAATGAAGATCCGTGTAAGATGAAATGTAAAGGTTCTGGTGGTAAAAAGTATATGTCTAATGGTTTTTTTGCTTGTGTTCCTGGATGTTTAATTCTAAAGCGTCTTTTATCAAAAGACAGTTTAGATTCAATTAATTTTGAAAGTGTTTATATTAATCGAACAACTGGTCCTTATTATTTCCGTAGTGGAATGAAAAATGGCGATAAAATTCATATAATTAATACTGAAAAAATATATCCTTTTATGGTGAATGATTCAGAATATAGAGCAGGTCACCCTAATCAATGTGTTACACAAGAAGATAAATTACTTCATGATTGTTTACATAAAAAGTATCCTAAATCACTAGCCGTGTATCAGAGCGGATTTGGTGGATCTTGGAGTTGGTGAACCTTCTTCATCTTTTCGAGATAGAGAATAGCATCCATTAACTCTTCCTGCATATGATTAACCCAATCTAAAAATGGCGCATTATTCGCTTCTAGTGTTGTATTATATTTCTTCTGTCCTAATTCAGACCGTTGTTGAAACTTTTCAATAACGGTTTGAACTATTGGATCCATTTATTAGTTTATGTTTGCTGTATTTAGATACCATAATAGAATATATCATGAGGATCATCTAAAAGATGCTTAACAATATCTTCATAAACAGATATAGGTTTTTTTGAATTTCTAACAATTTTTTTCAAACCTTCTATATCCCATTCAGGATGAAATAGTCCAAGTTTTTTATACAATCTATCAAAGAAAGAAAGACCACCATCATAATTATCCTCATGATTATGATAGAAATAATCAATCATCAGAATATCACACCATTTCAAATTGTCTTTATCAGTAGATATTACTAAATCAATTATTTCATCATTTGTGTTTTTACGATATTGTTTTGACACATACATCATTTAATGATTATTGTATAATTTATATTACACAAATCCGTTTTACCACTCCATAGCAATATCTGACATTGAAACACCGCCTTGTTCTGCATCCTTACGATCCTCAGCTTCTACTCTAGCATTTGCCGCAGCTAGATCTGCCTCGAATACAGACATATCTTCTTCTGTTCCATCAGGAAGCTTAGTCTCATCTACTAGAATATCTACAAAGCCAGTACCACATGGAGGTTTCTGACCAAACATAATATTTGCGGATACACCTTTCATATTATCAAAATCTGCTGATAGAGCAGCATTAAATAGAATCTTAGAAGTCTCTTCGAAAGATGACTTAGCAAGAACACCTGCTTCACCTTTATTCATACCAAAACGATTAGCTTCCATAATTCGTCCTAGGTAGGTCATTGTGTCTACTAATGTGATCATGTGGTGATAATTTACAGCCTCGCCGCCAGACTTAAATACCTCCATAAATTCATCGTATAATGCTACACGGGCTGTTTCAATACCAAATACTTCCATAACTTCATGAACATCATTTGTAAAGTTACGCATAGGATCAACACCCGGCACAGTTGCAAGATCTAGAAGGTTAGTTCCTTCTGCATCTAGAACGTACTGTTTATGAGGAGTATATCCACCAACCTTTTCATCATATATAAGTTCATCTCCAATCTCACGAACATATACACGTCCAATTCCTTCTACACCTCTAAGAACGGTGTCAAGTAGTTTATCCTCGATAAATCTAAGAGACAAAGCATTTTTTGCCATATCTGCGCCAAATACAATACGTAGAACCATTTTTCCAAGAATATTGGTATCGGTATGTACACAGCTAAATATACGAAGTGACTTATTATTTTCGATCTTGGTCTGAATAAGCGTCATATCAATGATCTGACGAGCAGCCATCTCCATAGGATCTAATTCAAGTCTCATAATCCAAGGTGATACACATATATTTCCTTGTGTTACAGAGAACTTTTCATATGTCTGAAGAATATCACGATCCTCCTGAACTGCAGTGTTAGTTGATAAAGGATTAGGATCATGATAAATTCTTACAGACTTTGTGATATCTCGAAGAGTTGTCTTCTGAATATCTTTCATCTTAGAAATTGCCGCTACTTGTGATCCAGATATACTTGTATCCAAATAAATTACATTAGCAGGATTCTTAGGATTATGAGATGCGCCAAGAAGTTCAACAATTCGAGGAACACCTGCTGTAGCATTAGCCTTAGCAGTACCAGCTGAATGGAAAGTGTTGAGCGTAAGTTGAGTAGTAGGTTCTCCAATAGATTGTGCAGCAAGAGTACCAACCATCTCACCAGGGTGTACGCGAGACTTAATATAACGAAAGCGAATATCAGTCAGTAACTCGTCAAACATAGCCTTGCTTAGTCGTAGCTTAATAATAACCTTTTTAGGAGCAACATAATACCGTAGCAAGATATGAAATAACTTATTATGAGACAACCATGGCTCAGCACAAAATGTTGCAATTTCCTGTACAACATAAGCAGGAGTTAGATCGGTCTTTGTTGCGAATGGATTGTTGTATTTTTCCATCATACGCTTTAGAGGAACAGGACTCATTACCGCAGAACCCTTTTTGAAGCGAAAGACATCTTTGACTAGTACATCACGATCACGAAGTAATTGCTCAACCAGATCAGGTGAATTCTCACCAACATCTCCATTAATAACTGCAGCAAAATCCTCACTTGATGCACCAAACTCCTGATAGATTTGCTCCATTGACATTACTGCAAGTTCAATCGGCTGATTCTCAACAGAAACACTATCAATACCGTCACCTCCATAATGATGCTGAAATATTGAACCATTCACATTGCGAACAGTTCCATCATATTCTACATGAAGATCCTCCATTGTCTTAACTAGACGACGCTGAATATAACCAGAATCTGAAGTCTTTACTGCAGTATCAATTAAACCTTCACGACCACCCATAGCGTGAAAGAAGAATTCAGCGGGACGCAGACCACTAATAAAACTGTTCTCCACAAATCCACGAGATTCCATACCATCATCAAATTTTGTGAAATGAGGAAGTGTACGATCTTGTAGACTGAATTGAATACGTCTACCTGCTACCTGTTGCTGTGCGAGCAATCCAAGCATTTGAGTGATGTTAAGAGCAGAACCCTTAGCACCAGAATCAACCATCTGAACCATACGATTAGTCTTAGGAAGACTCTTCATAGACTCATCGCCAATCGTAGAAGCAACCGATTTAAGAGCATTTAAAATTTGATTTTCTAGTTCCTCTCCATCGGGACGTCCGCTACCATTTAGAAACTTACCAGCATGAACATCTGATAGAATGTCGGATACCTTTTGCCGCCCATCTGCGAGTGTTTTCTTAATAATTTCATCAGTCTCATTATTCGTAGCGAGATCAGAAGGTCCAACTGAGAATCCGGTAAATAGATTATACTTTGTTACAATGTTTTGAATATCGTTAATGAACTGACCTGCTCGATCAGGACCAAAATCAGAGTAGATCATGTGAACTAGACCCTCTGTGGTAGATGCAAATGCACCCTTATTTAGAATACCCTTCACAAGTTTACCATTCTTTACAGTTACCTTACCAGTAAAGTCTATCGCAGGAAGAGCACTAGAGATGATATCTTGACCTGATAGATCCTTGTTCTGACGAATGTATGTAGAAAGCGGCTTTTTCATACGAGCTAGAATATTCATCGCAATATGTTCTGGAACACGAACAGTTGGTTGTGATAGACGATAAATACCTGTCTGTGTATCCTGAAATACGCTGATAATAGCAGCATTTGTACGAGGAGATACAATCTGACGAAGAACACTAGCAAGATATTTGATCTCAGTAGCAGATGCGATGCTCTGAGGAACATGCATATTCATCTCATCACCATCAAAATCAGCATTATATGGCTTAGTAGCAGAAACGTTGAGTCGAAAGGTTGAGTAGGGAAGCACACGAACACGGTGGCATTCCATAGAGCCCTTATGAAGAGAAGGCTGACGATTAAAGAGCACTACATCTCCATCAATTAGATGACGATGTACGATATCGCCATCCTTAAGATCAATCATTTCAGGATTTACGTATTTCAAAGATATAGGACGTTGATCATCCTTTAGAAATACAGACTTCGCACCAGGATACTTCGCAGGACCGTTGCGAATATAAGACATCAGACGATCACGATTGTAAAGAGTTACAATCTCTGGGAATGTCAAGTTCATTGCAATCTCTTCTGGAACGCCTAGTTCATCCACATCAATATTTGCATCAGGAGTGATAACAGAACGTGCAGAGAAATCTACACGCTTACCCATTAGATTACCGCGAACACGACCAGTCTTAGCACCAAGGCGAGACTTTAGTGTCTTAAGGGGACGACCAGAACGTTGCGCAGCCGGAGGAAGTCCCTTGATATCATTATCAACATATGTTGCTACATCGAACTGAACAATGTCTGTATATTTGTCGATGACATCAGCTGAATCACCCTTGTCAATCTTGTCACGAAGACGCTGATTATTACGAACAATGTCAATTAGTTTGTGCGTTAGATCGTCTTCCATGCGCTGATTATCATCCATTACAACGGATGGTCGTACTGTGAGTGGAGGAACTGCTAGAACTGTACATATCATCCAGTCTGGTCGACTAAAGTTAGGATTAAATCCAAGTAGTTCAATATGACGATCCGACATTCTCTGAAAGCAACGTAGAACCATCTCTGGTTGAAGAGGAATTTTATCTGCTTCCTCGTCATATGTTACGGCTTCTAGTGTAGCTACTGTACCATCTACCTTTTCAACCTTTTTAATAAGAGGTGATTCGCAATGAGGACATGTAGATGAAGTTTTTAGCTCTTTAGTTTTGTATGCAGCAGTTCGTTCTCGCACTGCGTTAAAACGATCCATTCCAGTCTGCTTCTTTTCAATCTTTTCAAGTTCCTCATCTGGCACATAAGGATTACTGCATGTTAAACATATATTTTGTAGAATTTTTTGAACTGTATCCAGAAACTGATAAAGATAGACAGGTCGCGCTAGGCTAATGTGTCCAAAATGTCCAGGACACAGTAGATTTGTTTGTTTGCATGTTGGACATACCTTACCATTCTCAATTACTCCAAATCGAGAATCAAACACCCCGCCTGGAACAGGTTGTTGAGCTTGATATGTTTTGTCTGTGATGACCTCTACCACACTTCGCGATAGAATTTCTTCTGGGTTGGCGATGCCAAATTGAACTCCAATGATTGTATCTCCCATTCTTGTTATTATAAGTGATGTGTTTAGATTGTTCCGTTTTACTCATCATTATAAATAAATGCCGCGACTATTTGGGTTTACTCCTACCAAAAAGATGGTGATAATGGAGAGACTTCAATCAAATACAAGTCCAACCAAAGTAGATAGTCAAGTTATAGTTGATATAACACATAATGGACCTATATTAGAGACTAAGGTAATTGAATATGAAGCTAAAGATATACAATCTATTGAAATTCCAACATATACAAAGACAGTTAAACTAGCAGAAATGCCTTCAGAAATAAAGAATTTTAAAAGCATAAAAAGAAACGTAAACTTAAATCCGTTGAGTGATGAATAATGTTTCTAGCCAAAACTCATCATCACTTAATATTTCTACAACAAGTTCGTTTGAATAAATATTGATTAAACGAGATGACCATTCTTCAAATTCAGGACCCATACGGTTCTTAAATTTGCCCTTGTCTTTGATTTTAGCATTTGATAATTCACGAAATACTTGATATACAAACTGCTGTGTTTTATACGAGTCTTCACTTTCATCTCTTAAATTTCCAACTATCTCATACCACTTATCCATTTGCTTTTTCACATAGAATAATAAGATGTCAAAGTTACGACTTAAAACAATTCGCCGATCTCATAAAAAAGAAAAGAAATGGGATGCAGTTTTCGAGAAAGATGGTAAGGAAAAGGTTGTCCCATTTGGAGCGCGTGGAATGTCTGATTTTACTAAGCACAAAGATACTCGCAGAAAGTCGCTTTATCTAAAGAGACATTCTGGAATGGGAGAGCATTGGGATCAACCAGATACTCCAGGTGCATTATCGAGATGGGTATTATGGAATAAACCATCTTTTAAGGCGTCATTATCTAACTTCAAAAAACGCTTTGGGTTATAACAAATGTTCTGTTGTTCACCAGATGTTGGTGATTGTCAGAAATGTAAACCTCATTTATGGATGGCAAATAATAAGAGTTATGTTTATTGGAAACCTAAACTATCAAAAAACAGAAAGACTCGAAGAAAGCGGATTCGTAAATAAAAATGGATTTACAACTATCGGATATGGTATATACCAGTAGCGTGCCGGAGCGGTTAACGGGGTGGCCTTAAGAGCCTCTGTAGAAATACGCGTGGGTTCGAATCCCACCGCTACTATAACATCAATAATTCAGTGGTAGAATAAGAGTTTTCCAAACTCTCAACACGGGTTCGATTCCCGTTTGATGTATTTGACCTATTAGCGCAGTGGATAACGCGTCCGCCTTCTAAGCGGAAGATCGTGGGTTCGATTCCCACATAGGTTACTTTTTTACTTAAAAAACGAATTTACAGATCAAACACTATCTTATTATACATCGCAAATGTTCAAATTTCTTCAAGAAACAATCAAAGTATTAGGACGATGGGCTCTAAGCTCGGAGAAGCATAATAAAATTAAGTCACACTGGGGAAATATTGATAATTGTTATATGTCTACCTTACGTTAATCAGTCTCATCATCTACTGGTTAAGATGTGGGTCAATAGGAATCACTTTCGTGAATAAATCATTCCACGAAAGTGTTTGATCACTTTCAAAGTACATTTTTGCAACTCGATTATAAGACTGAATATAAAAGAATGCTACTGTTCCAATAACATAAGGATACCAATACTCCATTAATACAGGTTCATATAAAGACGAGGAGTTTTTAAACGATAAATTCTATATGCTTCCTGTACACCAAAGAATAATCGTTCAAATGTTGTTCCACGCCAATATCTTCCCGTAGCAGTACGTGTATTTAGAGCTCCAACATATTGTAGACCCTTTGTTTGTGATACTGTTTTCGATGTAGTTTGTATCCTTGCAAGGCAGTCTAACATATACTTACGCTTTTCATCTAATTGTAATTCCTTTTTACGCCGATCAATATACTGCTTAATATCTTTTTTTATCATAGCAATCCCGTCATAATATTCGGAAACAGATTCTTTGAATTCTGATATTAAAAATTTAAGTTCGGGTTCTTTCTTAAGTTCACCAATTAACTTCTTTGCCAATCCTTCACGTGTTAATTGTTCTGTTGGTGATTTATCTTTATTACAATGTGGACATTTTTGATTCATACTTGATAAGCAACGAATTATACATGCTGTATGATATGCATGACCACATTCCAATTTAAAACATGTTGATGTTTGTTGATGTGCATCTTGATATGTTTTCATATCCATATTTTCAAAACATACTATACACATATATGAATCCATCGCATAAAATGGATTTATTATTGTCAATACTTAATTATGTAAGTTGTAAATGGATGAACCAAAGACTCATAGAGAATCTAAGAAAGATCAAAAAGCAAAGGCAAGAGGAAACAGTGTTTATACTGCTAAACATGTTCGATTAGCTGAATCACTAAAAGAAAATAACACTAAGCACAAATAAGATGGATTTATAATTACTTTGTATATGTTCGCTTATATCGAAGAGTAATACGTCTACCACCTCCATTTTGCTTTCTACATGTTCTGCCTCTTTTACATTTGCTTCGAAAGCTCTCTACTTTTTCTATTGAAATTTGAGTAAACTTATTCATCCATTCTGCGTACTGTTTGAAATCGGGTGGATTTTCTTTATAAAACTTTTCAAATAATGGATATGCCTTTGCTAAATTTTTTAGGAATCGTTTTTGTATATCTGTTTTTCGTGGCGTTTGTTTAAAATTTACGGCTACAGATAATAAAAACTCTTGTCCAAATAATTCATCTAATGTCTTGGATTGATATCTATTTTTAACTTCGTCAAATGATGGATCTGGTCCTGGATTAACAACCTTAGGATCCCTTGAACATTGTGATCTTAATTTATGATTAACTTTATTATGAATTTTGTATAACCACTCACCAGGATTGTATTTATCATAAGGCAATTCCTTAACAAATCTACGAGTAGAATTTCTACAAAACTTACATGGCAATATCTCGGCTATATTTGCCAAAACATCGTGCGGATTTTTTGAATGAAACGATATACGATGAAATAAATCCCATCCGGAAGGACCCCAATAGCGTGTATCCATGCTACTTATTATCAACACAAAAAGAAATATAGTTCATTGAATAAATGGACAGCTCTACTAGTATTTTAACTATCGCAGTCGGTCTTTATGTTGGTATGACACTTGCTCAATTCTTCACTGCTATCACACGTGATCTTGTCACACCAGTTTTAGCAGGTGTTTTACCTGGTGTTCAGTCTTCATTAGATAAGGTTGTAGTCCAAATTGGAACAGTAAAGATAAATATTGGTGATGCTATTGCAGCTACAATGAACCTAGCTATTGCATTACTAGTTGTAAATATGACTCTTCCATATGTTCGCACATATGCTCCTATCGGAGGTCGTCGTTAAATTCTAACTCTTGAATAAAGATGTCTAGTATTGGTGAATGGTTTAATCAAACTATTGCTAGTGTTACTGGAAAAACACCTCAACAACACGCAGATAATATTAAGACTGCTCTAGCTTTACCTCCTTCAGTTACAACAGACCAAGGTTCTGCAAAAATGCTAGGTGTTCCACAAGAAGGTGGTGGCATGACATGTACTGGTGGTAAACGTCGTAAGGGAAGACGTGGTGGAAAAAAACGTATGACACAAAAGCGTCGTGGTGGTGGCAATTGTCCAATTAAGTGTCCTGGGTCATCTGATGGTGTTCATAAATTTGGTTCTGCTGTCAATCTTGGAGATATTAAACAAAGTCAATGTACTCTATGTAGATGTGTAAAATCAGTTTAATTTTCTAGTCGGAAACTAGTCCATCCACCTTTGTGATACTTACCAAACTGTGTTTCAACACGCTTTTCCATATCAGATGGTGATAGACGAACATCATTATCCGACATCCATTGCTTAAATACTCTTTTTAATGCAGTTTTATCAACTGGTACAATCTCATCACCTTCCTTAATTGGAAGTAACTTATCTGTAATGAACTTGGCAATACCGTCATTGTCATTACGGTAGTCTGAAGTATACTCTAAAACCTTATCAGGAGCAGGTAGTTTACGAAGACCCTTACCTTCCTTCAATACATAAACTAAATAGTTTAGAAATGGAGTAGCCCATTCACTTGACTGAACTAGAAATTGAATTGTTTCATCCATAGGATACTCGTGTGGTTCTACTGGCTTCGGTACAAACTTTGATGTAAAATTAATAACAACTAGACGACGCCAAGTACCACCATCTGTAGTATTAATCTTAGGCTTATCATTACACGCAAGATGAAACTTAGCTTGTACTTCAAATTCTGTACCGGATGTAAATAGATCACGAGCATACATCTTTTCACCTGATGTAATCTCTTTCATAAGACCAGTGTTCAAAGCAATAGACTCATCAGGTTCCTGCATAGTTACAAATCTGCGTCCCTTAAGCCGAATTACTTCAGGAGCAGCATTTCCTGAACCCTTACGTTTCTGTGTGAACAAAGAGATAGGGACAGTACATGCGTAATCACCAAGAGCAGTAGATGTCAAATTCATAATCATTGACTTTCCATTAGAACCGGATCCAGTCATAATATGAAACTTCTGAGCTGTATTGCCGCCCATTAAATTAGTAGCAAGATGCTTCATAAAATAATCACGAACTTCAAAATCTGGTAAAACTTGAATAATAAATGCATCTACCTTGGGCCATGATTCATATTCATAATACATACGTGTTTGATCATAATCAATACCAGTACTGAATGATAGATAATCCTCAGGCTTTCCATCACGAAATACAAATGTAGTCAAATCCATAACTCCATTATTGAAAGCAATAAGATCCTTATTAGCATCTAATTTCTTTACAAATTGTTCATCAAAGAAGAATTCACGACAATCTTTCATCAAATTTTCCTTGAATTTTACAGTTTTTAGCTTTGTATATATAGCATTCAAACCTGAACGCTTCTTTTCTTCCAAACAGTATTCGCACATACCACAATCACCTTTTCCTTCTGAAGTACATGTTGTTAGACCAGCATTTGACATTGCATTTCCAATATCATTCATCTTCTTGAAGAAAACACTAGCAATTTCACGTGAAAGTTTAAGTTGTAGATCTACACCATTATCAGTCTCTTTCCAAATATGTCCAGCCCATCTATACCATGCCTTCTTACCGAAATCGCAACATACATAATGATCACGAAACTTTGCATAAATAACAGCGGCCACATCATGCTCTGTTCCTGAACAAGCAGCAACAACAAGCCTATCAACATTTTGCTTTTCAATTTCAAGATATTCATCTTGATCATCTTCGCGAGACCAATATCTTAGTGTTCCCTCACCTAATCTATCTCCATCATTACGGAACGTTAATCCATTCCACTTATTAATACATTCTGCTTCGTTATATGACTTCTCGTCTTGCGAACTGAAATCAAGAAACACATCAAGAAGATCCGGATGAATATTATGAAGACAAATTCCTACTTGAACCCAACTATTATAATCAGTAAATCGCGATTCTTTAAGATTCATAACATGCTGCTTAATATAGTCTTTACGATCTGAATCAAGTGGTTGAATAATCATACGAGTAGGTGATGATTCACGCGAACCAGCTCTTTCACCACGTGTTGCCGGACGCCCACGCGCAGGAGTTACAGCTCTACCACCAGAAATACGAACATCTAGATCAGGTTTAGATAAACCAGCATAAATCTTTTTACCTTCTTCTGTCATCGGCGTTTCTGCTGAATCTTCTCTAACAAGTGAAAGTGTCTTCATAAGTTGAAGAGAAATTGGTGGAACGTCATCAATACGTGTTAGTTGATTATTTGAATATCTAAGAATGTATGAAGTTAAATATGGCAAAGAGTTAGGGTCATTTTTTCTTGAACCATAAATAGTCCAAGGTACAGATCTATTTACAACACCTTCATCATAAATCTTTTCCCAAGTTTCAGTGATAGGAAGACCATTGAAATATGTATCCATATTCTTGAGTAAGCTACGACGTACACGTTGTTCTACAAATTTATGAGTACATACATCAGGAACTACGATATGAATACCTGACTTAATACGATTTTTCTTTGAATCTAGCGTTGGTTTACGCTTTTCCATAATATGAATATCAACTGAATTTCCAACTTGAATATACTTTTCTATCTCATTCATATAATCCTTGCAAAATGAAATGACTTGTTCAGGTGTATGAAGATGCTTATTAACATCTGTACCATAAATGAAATCAAAATCAACTCGTAAAGGACCAATATCAGTTGTTTTTTCAGTTAAATATTGTTTTTCTTGGTCGCGAATACTTTCAACATATAGATCATAAAATTGATCTTTATGTTCGTCAGGAATAAAATACTTCCCACCTTGAAGCGACGTATGAGTCCACAACCCATCAGCTTTGTGATTGTTGAGGAATTGTTGTAGAGTGATGTTTTGAGACATTCGTGTTGTTGAGGGAGATAATTAGTTGGCAGCTATTCGTTTTTAAACGCAGTGTATAAAACGGATTATCACTAAATAGTGATTTATATAAAGGTATATTATAAATAGCAATGCCTGAATATATATGTGATATATGTAATAAGATATTTAAGCAAAAGGGTCATCTTAACCTTCATAAATTAAGGAAAAATCCTTGTAAAAAGGATGACACAATTGAGAAAATTATTGAGAAAAAAATTGAAGAGAAGTTAGGTTTATCTAATGAAGATGAATCAGAAACTTCAGATGAAGAATATAACTCAATGTTTGATGGAATTAATTTATTCGAATTGTATTCTGAAGAATTAAAACAGAATCTAACAGATGAAGAATTTACATATTTTGAATCGCATTACAAGGTGACGAATGTAAGCGATTATGTCGATTTATATTGCTCTATAATAAAACAAAGATCTCAAAAAGATGAGAATATTGAACTTCTACAATCTATAAAACAAGATAATACTATAAAAATTTTATGGGGTGATTGTTATGAATCTCTAAAAAAACTTCCAACAGAAAGTGTTGGTTTAATGACTACATCTCCACCATATTATAATGCTCGCGATTATTCCATTTGGCCAGACTTGAAATCATATTTAGATGATATGACAAAAATAATTAAAGAATGTTATCGTGTTCTTGATAATCATAGAGTATTCGTATGGAATGTCAGTGATGTTGTAGATAATGATAATATGGAGAAAATTAAGGCATGGGGAGATAGAAAGATACCACTACCTGCTTATTTTATTAGAATATTTGAGGAATGTGGATTCACATTTATTGATGACATTATTTGGGATAAGGGCCAAGTTCAAAGCTCAAGACATAAAAATAAACCATATCCATTCTTTCAGTATCCAATGAATTGTTATGAACATATCTTAATATTTCATAAACATCGTCTTGAAAAAGATACAAAATATCCATGCAGTGACTGTGGTTCGCTAAATATTAAAAGTAATAGTTATACCAGCAAAGGAATTAGGTCATGGGAATGTTGTAATCGTGAATGCAACCGAAGTTCCGGAGATAGAGGAAAGCGATTCTCTCTAAAAACGATTATGACTCAAAATCCTATTAAACAGAATGAAAATAAGATTCCTTATGAATTTTCTAAACTTTGGAGGCGTGACATTAGACAATTATCACCAGTTATTAAAATTAACAGTAAGGGCAAAAATAAGTTAGGTCATACAGCACCATTTCCTGCCGATATTCCCGAAATGGCAGTACGATTCTTTAGCTATAAAGGCGATATTGTTCTTGATATGTTTGGAGGAAGCTTTACAACTCCAATTGTAGCAAAAAAATTAGAACGTATTGGTGTTGGAATGGAACTACGTAAAGATTTATTTGAAGAATGTATTAAGAGAAATCTTGCATCTCACGAATGTGAGTTTACCGAAATCTAGCACACTTCATAACCTTTTCTTTAAAGTCTTTAATATCAAGATTATTCTGTGCTCTATTCCAAAATTCATATCCCCATGCAATATTGTAAGGTCTGAATGATGTTTGAATTTTCTCATTTTTAATGAAAACATTAGACTCAGATTTTGCTGTAATATGGCATGCTTGAATTGTGTATCCTTCATTTTTTCCAAATATATCATCAGCCTTAATCTCATCTCCAGAAATACAACAAACTAGATTACCATCTTTATCAAATGGACAACCTTCTCCAAAATCTTCAATATTTAAAAGATTTTTTTCAAGACATTCAACTCTTATTTGTTCTTTTATTTTCTCATAATCTTCTGGTTTTTTTAACAACTTATAACCATCCTTACAGCATAACGCACTATAAATCATAAACACTTCAATAGATTCGGTATCTTCTTTTGAAGCGTAATCCCATATTGCATTTACTAATAAAGCATTACCAGTCTTATATGTTGAGTCTGTTTTTTTGCTACCACCTTTAATATCAACAGATAAATTTCCTTCCCATAAACTATTTGAACTTTGTGTTTGAGTAGAAGTATGTTTCATAGTAGAAACTTTACATTTGATTGGAATAAGTTCTTGTGATTCCCTTATTTTTTTAATTAACTCAGAATAATTAGTTTTACCAGAATCAATACTTTTACCGATAACTACACTTCTTACAAGAGAGTCACTACTTTGAACCTGCTTCAAAATAAATTTGTCTAGTTCATCTAAATTAGGGCCATCTCTTAATTGGAAATATGTTTCATTCCAGAGTTCTATAATAATTCCATTTGGAAATAGTTTTGACAGGCTATCTTCATTACTAATATTATTATTTTTCATAAATTGTTTTACATGTTCATATTTCCACCCTACTCTCGAATGGTGTGGATTTCTTTTTAGTCCAATTGGAGATTTATATTGGTCTGATTTATTAATAAGTGATTCTATCTTAGTTTTAAAATCTTTATTGAACTTATCCAGTAATTTGTGAACCATTATACTATAATCAAACTATCCAATATTGATTCCGTTTTTTTGATAAAAACGAATCTATACAGACCTAAACAAAACTATAGTAACAATACAATGAAATTCTGCCCATCTTGTCGCAATATGTTATTTGGTATCGATGAAGATACTGTGGATGGTAAGAAGGTTGCTGTTCTATCTTGCCGAAAGTGTTCATATAAGGAGGCTGTAAACGCAGAGAATCCACTAGTATATGAGCATATTCTACGTGAAGATAAGACTGCTCGTCTTGTATTAAATCCCTATCTGAAAAATGATCCTACTTTGAATCATTTGTCAAATATTCAATGTCCTAATAATGAATGCCAATCACGCGCAAAGTCTGTAAAGTCAGATGTAGTTGCAGTGAAAATTAATGAAAAGAATTTGATTTGGATGTATCAGTGTGTACATTGCGATACAACATGGAAGCAAGCTTCTTGTGTCCATTAAATCCTAGTTTTAGTTCTAGTTCGTGTTACGGAAGATGTTCTTGTTTTAGTTCGTGTTAATGAAGGCGTTTTTGTTTTAGAAGGTGATACAGAAGGTGTTCTTGTTTTAGAAGGTGTTACGGAAGGTGTTAATGAAGGTGTTTTTGTTGAAGTTATAGTCGGTGTTTTTGTTTTAGAAGGTGTTACTGAAGGTGTTAATGATGATGTTGCCGTGAATGTAGAAGAAGATGAACCACCTAATGTAATACTAGATGTGCCTGTTCCTGTATTTGAAGATGTTAAAGATGAAGTTATGCTAGATGTTACAGACGTTGTTCTTGTTTTAGTTGTTGTAACCGAAGTTGTTCTTGATCTAGTGTTTGTAATGCTTGATGTTGCCGAAGGTGTTTTTGTTTTAGAAGGTGATCTTGTAGGTGTTATTGATGATGTAATACTTAAGGTTCTTGATGTTGAAGGTGTTCCTGTTATTGTAGAAGAAGATGAACCTCCTGTCGTAATACTAGATGTGCCTGTTCCTGTGCCCGAAGGTGTTAAAGATAAACTTAATGTCGATGTTACAGTTAACGTTCTCGATAATGAACCTGTTTTAGAAGGTGTTAGCGACGGTGTAATAGTTCGTGTTTTAGTTTTAGAAGGTGTTTTAGAAGGTGTTACTGATGGTGTAATACTTGATGTTTTAGTTTTTGTAGAAGTTACGGTTGTTGTTCGTGTTATAGATCCAGAATTTGAAGGTGTTTTTGTAGGAGTTACTGAAGATGTTTTTGTTAATGAGCTTGTTCTTGTAGGTGTCATTGAAGATGTGCATGTTGATGTTTCAGTGATTATACTAGTTATAGAATACACTGTTGTTAGAGTAGTTGACTCTGTTTGAATAATTGAAGTTGTCTGCTTTTGGCTGTTTGTTATACATGATGAACTTGTCATAGTATTTGATGGTGCTATAGATATAGATGATGAACTTGTGATAGTATTTGATGGTGCTATAGATATAGATGATGAGGAGGAATGTGTGTTATTAATAGTTGAGCTAGCAACTCCAGATAATGATATAATGGGTGTTCTTGTATTATTAGTTGATCGTGTTGAGCTAGATGAAACAGTATTGGTATAATAAAAAGAGGATGAACGTGTTTGCAGAAATGACCTTGAAGTATATGGAGAACCGGAAGCAGAGAGATGAGGAGTATACGAATAAATTGATGTCCGAGTGTTTGAAGCAACGGGAGACTGTGTTAAAGTTTCCTTATATGAGTACACGGAGCTTGACGAGAATAGAGCCGAACTGGAAAATTCATTCGTTTCATCACCCGAAACGCTGGCTGAAGATGAAATAGATGATGATCCTGAATTTGAATCACTTGGACTACTAGAAAATGAGTTTGAAGTTGATGGCGTATTATAACCTGTAGCAGATGTAGAACCGGTCGCACTAATTGTAAACCATGACGCTGTTTGACTTATAGAACTAGTTGGTGTAATTGTCTCTGTGAGACTTTGTGTTCTTGTTCTAACAAGTGTTGATGTAGATGTACTTGATGCTAAATTAGAAGAACTTCTTGTAACAATAATACTTTTTGAATTCATTGATGATATTGATTGAGATAATGATAGTCTACTAGTTTTTGTTACTATTGATGATGCAGAAATAGTTGGTGTTATTCTTTCACTTCTTGAATTGAGTATTGTCTTACTTTCACTACTAGACACTGTAGATGTCTTAGATCGTGATGAAGATCCTGTAAATGTTGGAGAACTACTAGATGTTTTTGAAGGTAATGGTGTTAATGAATTTGTTGAAGACATAGTTGATGATATTGTTTGTGTTCGATTTGGTGTAATTGTACTTTCAATTGTTATAGCAGCCTCGCTTGTTGGTGTAACCATTACAGTATAACTTACAAGTACTGTATTTGAAGCCCTAAGTGTATTTGTATTATTTGGTGTTCTAGTTGAACTTTGACTACTTATAGCAGAATAAGTTACTGTCTTGGTATTTATGTTTGTTAAACTCTGACACGAACTTCCACTCGACGTTCTTGTTTGACTTGTTGATCGTGTATTTGTAGGAGATAAACTTGGAGTTTTTGTAGGTCGTTGACTTGCAGTTGTAGAAATTGAAATTCTATTAACTGTATTCGTAAATTGTGAACTACGTGTTGGTGTATTTGTATGTAATGAACTTCTACTAGGACTAATAGTTACAGATGATGTTTTTGTTATTAATGCACTTCTTGATCCACTTGTAGATCCACTAGTAGTTTTTGATGTTGATATTGAAGATGTACTAGTTCTTGTGTTAGCAAATGTATTTGTTAAGATAGATGTTCGTGAAGAAGATGAAGAGCTTGTAGTACTTCTAGAAGGAATCGGAAATCTTGTAAATGATGGTGAACTGGATGATGTTTTTGAACTTTTTAATGTTAAAGTAGAGGATGATGATTCTGATCGTGTTTTAGATGAAGTTGTTGAACTCGTTGATGTTTTTGAACTAGTTGTTGTTCTACTTGGTAACGAAGACAATGATGGCGTATGAGTATTTTTACTAGTGAATGTCATTAGAGGTGATAATGTAGATGTTCGGGACATTGTAGATGTTTTAGTGGATGTTTTAGACTCTATGTTGCTACGCGTTAGTATAATACTATTGGTCGAATGTGATGATTTAATAGGACTTTTTGAAGAAGTTGTTGTTTTTGTTGATGTTCGAGATGGAAATGAAGTCATTGTATTCATAACTCCAACTTGGTCACCAATACCTGTTCTAAACATTCCACATATTATTAACAGTTTAATTATCATTCTTTACATTATTACCGTTTCTTTCTTCTATATTGATAAATGTCAACTCAGGCAGAACGATTTGCTAGTTGTGTTAAAAAAGTAACTAAAAATTTTAGACCTGCCTCGTTAAAACGAGGTGGACGGAGCGCTAGTTTTTCTAGTTCAGATAAAGAAGGTATTGCTATCGCTATCTGTACTAAAAGTATTTTATGGCCACAAGGAAGAACTCTAAAACATTTCTCAATGAAGAATGGTAAACCCCATTTGATTACGCAGAAACGGAAGGGTGGTCGTCGAAAGACGTTAAGGCAGCCCAAGAAATAGGAAACTTTTCAGCTAATAGATTTCCAACACATGCTGCAAGTTCTTGAATTTCACGTTGTGCTGTAGGATCAGTACGTAGTTTATACAAGCGAGCATATGCAGCAAGAGATCCTGTTTCAATAAACTCAGTCATCATAGATTGAGGAAGTACAGCTCTTGCTTGTTCAGGACATACTCCATGAGCCATAAGGTCTTTATATAGAGCTAGACTTCTATCATTATGAATTTCCATCTGTGAAATGCATTTTTCATTATCCTGAATTTGAGTATTCTTAGAACCTTGTTTCTTATTTGAGTCACGCTCGCGTAGCTCAGTAGGCATCCAGAACTCAGGATCCGTATCTACATAACGTCTTGAAACCTCATTACGCGCAAATCCAATTTGATGACGAAACCATTCACGAGCAATAAAGATGGGCATCTTTAGACGGAATCTAGCCTGAGGATGAAAAAAAGGAGTTACATGATTATGATGTGCGAGATACTTAATAAGTTTTTGATCACCTAATGTCATTTCATAGGATTCTTTTGCGAATGAAACACGTGCAGCATTTACAACCGTCAAATCATCACCAAACACATCAAGTAATTCGGTGGACATTATTAACTAAATATGTTTAACGTCTAAGCTGTTTTGTATCATAAATAAACGACTTCATTGCTCCTAATCCTAGTACATCTACTGCATCACCATTTCCAGATAGCATTTCTCCGCATCCTGTGTCAGAATTACATGGTTTACCACCCATTGAAATAGGAAGCTTAAGTCCATCCTTCATTGTGTAATATTCCCAACGATTAGATGAATTAACTGAAGGGCGACCAAATAGAGGTAACATTGAACCCATTTTATCTAAAATACCAACTTGTTGGTACGATGAATCGCGTCCAAATAAATAAGGATTTTCACGTTCAGGAGGAGCATAAGGGTCACTAAATACATCGAACGGATGCTTTCTCGTAGAACTAAATTTTACAGGATTATCTTGAATAACTACCGTAGAACCCCGATGAGATATCATTACAATAATAAGTACACCGATTATAACAACACCGACTATAAGCAGGTCGTTGCTCTTTGCCATTTGTATAAAACGGAAGAACTTTACAGATTGTGTTCTTAGTGACAAGTAAATGGAGAAAGTAAGATTCGATTCAAGACTGCTTCATCCTGAAGTACAGTCTGTAACACGTGAGTCTGTGCAAGAAGCACTAAAGGTAGCAAGGGCAACATTACCTTATTACACAAAATATGAACAAGTTACTCTTATTGGAACGAGGGCACAACAGCTAGCCGAAGGTGCAAAACCTCTAGTATCATTAGATGGATTACTCACATCAGACCCTAGATTTGTATGGAATGTGGCAGAGAAGGAAGTATTTGAACGAAAGTTGCCCTTCATCATTCATCGTCGTCTGCCAGACGGAACATCTGAGTATTGGAGTACACAAGAGTTATCAGTTATGTGGTAATTCTTTTAACCATTCATTTCATACTGAGTTTCAGCAGAAGGAGGAAAAACTAGGAGTTTAGGAGACCATCCGGCAGAATACATTGAAGGCGGAGCATGTTTTACAGTACCATCTGCCATTTGAAGATCAATGCTAGACGAATGATCAAATCTATCTTCATCACGCCCGACCTCTAGATACAAACGCCTAGCATCAGATGCAATCCAGTATGTCCATACATCTTTAAGAAGGAAGACAATTATTAGTGCGAGAACTAAAAAGGTATAGTGTAATCCTTTGTGGTAGACAAATACTAGGAGGCCAAGTAACGCTACTGTTGCTCCTGGACGAGTGAGTTTCAACAGAACTTCTAGTATCATATGGGAGAACTGTTTTTGCGTGACAACTACTAACAAAAGTGCTAGTAATAAACCGGCATAAGATTCATCGGGTGTCATTCTTATCTCTTCTTCACAGAAAACGAATCTACAAAGAAAGAATACTAGACATAGTAAATAGAATGATCTTTCCAATTAGATGTATTAGTTGTAACAGCGTTATCGCTGGCAAGTATCTGGCTTATCTTACAAAGGTAAAGGAAAATCGCAAGGAGAATGGTAAGACTGAAATGGAATATCTATCTGCTACCACCACAAAGACTGCTGAAGGTAAAGCTCTTGATGAATTGAAGGTTGTTCGTCCATGCTGCCGTCGTCACTTTCTGACGCATGTTGAACTGCTGTAATAAAATCCGTGGGAAACACAAATGTCCTACACGGAATATTTACGTACTAAACTAGCTGCTGAGCGCAAGGTAGTTAATGTGAAGAATACAACTGATGCATCATTAGCGACTACAAAGGTTAGAATGATAGCATCACAAGTTTTTCGTCAAGATGGTACAGGAGTTGGATCTATGATAGTTGGAACAGATCGTCCAACGTTGAATCATCGAGCAACTTCATATGTTAAGCCATCAGGAAAGAGTGCCGATTGCAGTAGTTATACTACATATAGAGGTCACATTGGTATTGATAAGGACGCTGCTTATCGTAATGGAGGGAAGAAGGTATTACCGTGTGTGAATCCTACAGTATCTCCGCCTACGCCTGGAAATTGGACATACCCTACTGCAAGTAGTATCACTAATGCTAAAGCATCTTGTCCAAGAGAACGTGGTGATGCTATTAGTGATGTTAAATTTTCCGATAATACAATTTCATTAAGTGCATCTCATCCTCGTATGGTCGCTAATGATGGATGTTGTGATCACAAGATTGAAGATGCTAATCATACTCATAGCGCAGGTATCGGAGTAGATGTTAATAATCAACCATATGCAGTCGGTAAACCATTCTTTATGTCAAATCCTCCTCTACCTGAAGGTCCTAATATGTCCGATCATAAGGTTGGAGGATATCTCGGACCTCGTTCTACATATGTTGAGAATAAGCACGGGTATGTTGCTAACTCAGCTGAAGTACCAAAAGCTCCAGGTGGTCAGGGTCAGGATATTGCTCAACTAAAGATTAATAAACCTAACCTAGCACATGTTAAACCGTCTTAAGAGTTAACTTATATTAGTATATAATGCTCTTCGTATCATCAAATATACAAAAATATCATGAGTTTCGTGAAATATTTCGCAAAAATCATGATACAGTGCAGTTTTTAGATTTATCTAGAATTCAATCATTACGTTTAATTGATGAAGTTGATGCAATTGTTAACCATCATACAAATTGTTGTATTTTTCTTGGTTATTTAGAACCAGGTTGGATGTTAGAATTAACACATCAGACACGTATTCGAAAACTTTTTCGTAAATTTCCAGTTGCATTTGTAAGTAATTTTGTTGAAAGTATACCATTTTCATGGAAAAACGAAATCGATACCTTTTACACAGATATTCCTTTAAATAAGAATGGAAACGCCAACTCTCTCAACAATGGTAGTTCTATACAAGACAAATCTAAGTTTTGATACAACTATTCTGGCAAATTCAATTCCATTGAATGATTCAATTATTAAAGTAGAAAAACGAGGTATTGTAAAACGTGGACAAAGTAAACGCGATTCGATTAAACGTCGTTCAAAGAAAGAACATACTAGCAATTCAACTGGATTTTGTCATAATTCTTTAACAATTGTTATGATGAATGATGGAGATGGTAAACTTAAAATGAAAGAGATTACTATTAAGATCTTTCAGAATGGAGTATTTCATATGACAGGAATACTTGATGATCGTTATGATAGCTGCTGTATGACTATTCTAATGGATGTTCTTTGGAATCATTGTAAAGATGCGATTAAGAATATTCCAGAAAAATATGAAATAATTAATCGTCGTGTTGTTTTGATGAATTATACAAGTAAATTGTCTTCAAACAACACAGTTGCTCGCGAATTACTTCATACTAATATTAAGAATGCAAAAATTGAGGATATTTCATCTCATTATGATCCCGATGTATATCCTGGTGTCAAGATTTGCATAGGAAGGGATAATTGGACTGCAAAGGTATTCCGAACTGGAAAGATTATTTTAACGGGTGTTGTAAGTCCAACGGAGTGTTCTGAACTTATTTTACGGTTGCTTTCTCTGTTTGAGATGGTACTTCCGCAAAAGCCGAAACTAGAACGTATGTCAAGTATAGTTGACCGACTTGTAATGCACTAAGTAAACACAACCATGCAAACATAATACGAGGATCACTTACTCTTTGCCATGTGTCTGTGAACAGAGCGACTGCTCCTCCCACCACGAGAAGAAGACTTGCGGTGCCCCCGCCGATGAGTCCTGTTATTACGGCGTCCATTCTTTGCTTTACGATTACGTTTTGTTCTACGTCCTCCTTTCGTAGTGGTAGGATCATATGGTTGAGCATTCATTAATTTATCACCAATTGCATCTGTACTAATCTGGCGCTGGTTGTTTATGTTCTGCATATGAACACCTAACGCTGATACTCCTTTTATTGTTGCTGCTTCAGGTAATGATGGAGCATGCACATTAAGATTATCCGCTCCGCCACGTCTTATTTTTCTACGTCTAGCACCTTTTTGTCCTGCTCCCATTGCTTTAGCTGTCTCAGCCAGTTTTGCATTAGAATCTAAGGTCATTTTTGATGCGGCTTCAAGTGCACTTCCTTGAATATTTTGAACTTGTGGTGGTTGGAATTTTAATTCAGCAGGTATAATTTGTCCACTCGCTAGAGTTGTCATCTTAATGTATTAAGCAGAAATAATAAGAAATGTCATCGCTTTCATCTATACAAATTCAAGCATTGGTGCGTGATATGGATACTAGTATTAGACGCCATCGTAATTTGAAAAATTCTGATCCTCCTAAATTTTATGAAAAAGTTATGAATGAGAATAAGACTCTATATGATGTGTTTCCTAGTATTTTTGAAAAACATATTGATGGAAAGTTAGATGGCACTTTTTTTGAAATGCTTAAGCTTCGTCATAAGATTGATAAAGGTGAATTAAGTGAAGATGATGCATCTAAAATTATTGGACAGAAACTATTTGATCGATTTGTTGCTCCTGTAATTAGCAACGCACCCGCTCCAGAAAAACCATTAACTTACTCGGAGTATTATAAACAGTTTGAAAATGCCAGTGACATTAAGGAGTCTACAAGTTAGACAAGTTAATGGTGCAGGCAAAAAAGCACCCACAAATTTAGGTTATGACCACATAAGGAAACAAACTGTAAATTTAACTTGTTTTTGTCGTACGGGACCTACTGGACCTACAGGACCTACTGGACCTACGGGACCTACTGGACCTACGGGACCTACGGGACCTACTGGACCTACGGGACCTACGGGACCTACTGGACCTACTGGACCTACGGGACCTACAGGACCTACAGGACCTACGGGACCTACGGGACCTACGGGACCTACGGGACCTACTGGACCTACTGGACCTACGGGACCTACGGGACCTACGGGACCTACGGGACCTACGGGACCTACAGGACCTACAGGACCTACGGGACCTACGGGACCTACGGGACCTACTGGACCTACGGGACCTACAGGACCTACAGGACCTACGGGACCTACGGGACCTACGGGACTCCTC